ATATTGCAGTACACCCCGTAACGAAGTTATTGTTCGGGAGATAGTCATGTTGCTGCCGCCACCAGAGATTGAATCCCTATGCATTAAAAGAATAGTCTGTTCATACACTGAGATTAGGTTCATGAAACTTTGTGGAATATCGAAGGTTATGTTCTTTTGATTCTTACAAAAGGCTGCTACCCATTGATACAGCATGTAATCCCAACCCATATATTTATCTTTCATAGGTGGCTTACGTGTCATTCGTCCATGATTCCCTACAACACAAGGAACCTGAATAGTTTTGAAATGAGGAGCCAGTAACATTAATGCTTGCGCTATTAGATTGGCACCTCTAATCATCTGCTCCATGCAGTTAGCAAGATTAGTTCTAGCTAATTCTTCATGGATATCCCCGCTAATCATATCGCCTAACATGGGTATAACCAAGTCATCAATCGTAGTAATGTTTCTTCGATAGTTAACTAGGTTTAAAAGTTGTGTCGCCCACCCATACAAACGGTTATTAAAGATTTCTAAATTATACTGATTGATATTTATCATTTGTTCCAAAGAAACAAACTCACCAATATGGGTATCAGCCAGTGGAGCAACAACAGTCTGTGGGTGTTTGCCGCGAGAGTTTCCCTCGGGGCGTGAATAGGGTACAGGTGTGACAGGAGCGAAAGAGGGAACTAAGTCCTTCACTATATCAACAATGAGGTCAACACTAGCGGATTCTTTTAACGAACGTTGATAAAGTTTTTTGTAGAAATCCGCTTCATGTTTATAGGTAAAAACTTTTTTATCAAGTTTAATACGTTCATCTATGCTATCTTCGTGAGATAAAAGTACTTCGTCCTGTTCCCAAGTGTCTTTGTCGTACCAACGTTGAATCGTTGACCGGTGAAGGTGAAGTCCAAAGGCTTCCTCTATCCAGTTCGCTATCCCCGTCCAAGACTCCCCCAGTGCTTTTCTTTTTCTTATCTCGGATTTTGCCTGCTCTGGAATCATATGCTCTCCTTATCGTCATCACTAAAATCTTACCACACATGAAACAATGCAAGTCATTATCAACATTGAAGTACATGTGTCCGCCACACTTAGGACATAGATTAGGATACAGAGGCTCTGTACTCAAGAGATAGACTCTTCTATTTCGGTGAGGAGTTCTTTAAGAACTTGCTCAGAAAGTCTGCGGCGTTCCTTATCTTTACTACTAATATTGGTCGAAGTTCTAAAGACCTTACCTGTGACCGTCGAATCTCCCGTGTCTTCTATGTCGTGAACCTTACTCGTAATATCACTTTGTTCTTGAGCGGCTGTCTCATCAGGCTCAGCATCAAATACCACTGGGTTTTTCTCTGCATTAAAAGGGTCTTCGTCCTCAGATAAACTACTGTTTTCATTCTCAGCCCAATTAACACGAGGAACTTGGATATTAACTTCATTCGTGCCCGTGTCCCCATTAGCTTGTCGATGGAATTTAACCTTACCTTCTTTCCGCATTTCCAGTTTAACCCAGTTAAGTAAATCAACAATGGAGGAATCACTCTTCTCCATTTTCCGTTCTGGGCTACCGTCTGTTAGGAAATCGTTAAGGCGCTCAATCCCAGTTACCTTCTTTTTCTTCTTGGGTTGTTTTGCTCGTTCTGAGTAGGTCGGGGTGAAGACACCAGCATTACTTGACGTGAAGGCCGTGCCACCACTGTCACCGAAGCCCCCACCACTGGCACCACCACCATCCCCACCTTCTTTAATAAGCTTGCGGTCAGAGAGTTCAAAGATGGGGTCACTCTTGGCACCACCCACTCGTTCAACAGTACCAAAATGATTGGATAGTTTTGTTGTTATCTCTTCGTAGCTCTGCATCTCAGAATGCTTTCGTGGAGTAGACGGGAAGTTTGCAATGACTTTCCCAGCGTCAGCCATGGCTCCAGTGATACTTGCCATAGTTTCGTCCCACTGGTCGTCAGAAGCCTGGACATTCAACACATTACTCGCCATCACTACATCATATTTCTGGTCTAACTTTTCAGGATTATTATGGGGAGGTTGAAAATCATACGGAACTACAGTCTCAAAGCCATCTTCTTTTAACCGAGCAGTCTGAGCAGCTTTCTTACCAGAACCGAAGTCAAGGATGGAGGACTTCTTATCTATGTTATTTAAAACATAACTTCCTACAACTGTTTTCGGCCAGCCCCTATCAGTAGATTCTCTTGAACTAGTTTTCGAATCTTTGACCCAGTAATCGGTTCCTCGGTCGGTTTGGAATACTTTAGTTCCTTTGGGAGGTTCTTCCACTGATGAGTATATGGCATCATCTGGAAGTTCCTTTAAGAAATTAATCAGTCTAGAAATCATCGTCGTCGTCCTCGACGGGCATTCCTCTATCACCTTTCGGCATGAACTTCTGCTGTACCTTACTAGAACGAGTCGCGTTCTTGAAGGTCGCCTTCTCCACATAGGTAACCCCAGTGGGAGATAGTTGTGCTACGTAGTCAACGTTATTTTGAACAAACCACATCTGACTCAGGTCAGCAGAAACATCTTTAATTAACGGAGACGAATAACCTTTTTCAGCTAGGGATTCAATCCAAGATTTTGAGAGGGTGAGTTCATTCTTCTTTGTTCGCGCCTCAGCATACTCATCAATGTCCCGCTCTTCATCAGGATGTTTGTCAGCCCAGTTAGGAGTTACCCCACCGGTGCGACCGCCAAACTTTCTCTGAGAAGGAGGGATAGATTTCAGCATCTCTTGAAGGACACCTTCTTCGCCGCCCATCTCCTCACCACCCTCGCCACCTTCTTCACCGCCCATAGCAGCCTGCTGCTCTTGTTGTTCCTGCATCTGCTGCATTTGCTGCTTCTGTTGTTCGATTCCCATAGCCTGCTGCTCAGCAGCCATCTTGGCTGTTGGCATTGGCTCACCACTCACAAGGAAGTCAGCATCCCAAATATCAACATCCTGTTCCTTTAGTTTAATGTCAAAGCCTAACTGAGCAAACTGACTCACAATCTGAATCTTCTGCTGAGCAAAACTTAATCTAGTGTTCTCGGCCTTCTCTTCTGGGTTACCCAACATAAGAGAATAGTTCTTAATGCCAAAAGCCTCTAAAAGCTGAGGGAAGACCTTCTCATGGAAAAGTCTCTGGTCTCCCTCAACAACACGACTCATAACGACAAGTTGCTGTGTCTGTGTAGACATGCCGCCAAAGGCTTCAGGGGCACCCTGCCACGCTGGTGTGACACCCCACATAGCTGCAACACGTTCACGCACTTCTTCTCGGACAGGCAGGTAATCCATTTCCTGCAAGCTGTGGAACAAACGTATCATATCTACTCGCCCACGTTGGTTTCGAGCAGACACAGCAATCATTGGAATATAGTTAGGGTCTAGGCGGGTTTGTGCCGCAATGTGGTCTCGCTCTCTTCGAAGACTCTCTGGGTCATCTGTCGTGACCATCAGCATAGACGCAGGCATCTTCCGCTCATAGAAGTACCGATAAAGGTTCTTGTCCATTCCTATGAGGGTAAGGGCCTTTTCAAAAATCGTTAGGATTGGAGACCAACCATATGTTTCTGAAGGAGAGAATTTAGAGAGATGGATAATTTCCGAGTCCATGAAATACATGTGCAGACTACGATGATAATATTTATACATCGCAGGAACTAGCTCAACCTTACAGCCAATTTCTTCGCAGACGCCCTGCTTATCCTGAACTTTCTCTCTGTGAATAGGACATAGGAAGTGGGCGTTTTTTGGCAAGCCCGCTGAATCCAAATCGAATTCAACTAGTGCTGGGTTGAGTCGCCTAATCTCTTGGAGATGCGATGAGACTGCCCCCTTACCATTATCTTTATATTCCTTAGCGAGGTACAGAAAGCCGTCATCAAGTGAGTTCACGTCAAAATGGAATTGGCGTAAGACTTCTTCTAGGCTTTGGTCAAAGACGTTACAATCTCGCATCCAACGGTGCAGAATCTCACGTTCTTCTAGGTCAGGGTTCTCAACTTCAGCGACAATCTCAATACCTCTTCGGAAAATTTCCGAAGTTATGTGTCCGAGTGGCCCTCTGATTTCCTCAACAGACATAGCAATGGTCTGCAAATCCTGAACCAGTTGCTGGCGGTAAGCCATTTGATGACGTACCCACGTATTAACTATCTGGTCTAATCCTATAGTAGGAGCCTTACCACTATCCCCCGCAGCTTTCATCACATCCAACAAACTTATTTGTTTGTTCAAGTCAGACAAAGTTTGAGAGAGTTGGGGAACTTGTGGTAGGTAATCGGATATTTTCATAATTAATCTCTACTTAGATTTGTCATATCTTGCATGGATACTAACTTTAAAATAGAATCCATAGCACGCTCTTTCAAATCATACTCCTCTGAGTGGGGAGATTTAGAAGATAGTTCAATTTTCCGTTGGGCTGCCTCGCCACGGAGGTTACTCACTGAGTCTTTCAACTCAGTAATCTCTTCTTCCTGAGCGTCTAGAAGGTATTGCATTTCGTTAGTGTCAGTCTCCCCATTACCGAATGACATGTTCGCGAGTACCCCTAGACTGGCGGCTTCTTTCATCAAGGCGATGAACTGCCCTTCGGACAGAATAGTCACAGCAGGACTATCCTCTGGGACTTCATCATCGGCCTCTAACCGTTTCAAGTCTTCATGCCATGTATTTAGAATTCTCCAAGTACCGGCGTCATCATTTCGTGCTACGTACTGTTGTTCCGAGCCGGAAAGCATATTGCCTAATGGCATCATTTACTCCTATTCTTTACTACACACCATGTTTTCTGAACACATATTATATTATACTCGAAAATCGGTATTTACCTAAGCGATGAGACAAGCACTCCATCCACATGATTTACAGGTTTCGCACCCAGATTCCATAACGAGAAATGGGGTTGCACAACAAGTATCATTTTCAATAAGAACATCTGAAATACTCTCAGTAAGGCCAACGGTAAAAGATTGCTTTTCTTGTGAGCCATTCCCTTTCACCATTACTTCCTTGTCACGACTACCAGCACGATAAACTGTGATGCCTTTACACTTTTCTGCCCAGGCTAACATATAGGCATTCTCAACATCTTCAAGCGTGGCACTGTTATCAAAATTAATCGTCTTAGAGATACCAGAATCGACAGATACTTGAAAAGCTGCTTGCATCAAAACATGGGAATCAGGAGAAATTTCAGGCGCTGTAATATATATATTCTTAACCCACTCAGGGATGCCTTTAACTTCTGCCAGTGAATTGCCCGCTGCTAGATAATCCATCAACTCTTCGGAATAGAAACCATGCTTTCGAGCATCTGCTTCAAAGTACCTATTAACATAGTTGAGGGTCTTACCATCCAAAATATTCTGTTTCTTCCAGACCAATGCGAAGGTCGGCTCGATGCCGCTAGACGTGTCTGAAATCATGGATATTGTCCCCGTTGGGGCAACTGTTAGTCGGCAGTGGTTTCGGTATACCTCAGTGATTCTATCGAAAGTGCTGTCTTCCCAGGCTGGGAAGGGGCCTCTTCGGACACCCAGAGCAATGGACTCTTCATCGGCCCACATCTTAATGTGCTCCATCAGAGTACGCCCGATTTCCCTAGCAGCTTCTGTGTGGTACCCAATCTTCAATTGTATGAGTAGGTAAGCGAATCCCATGACACCCAAGCCAATTTTCCTTGTGGCTTTTGTCATCTTCTCAATCTCAGGCGTCGCGTATCTATTGGCGTCTATAACATTATCCAGAAATCGAGTTGCCAATTTCGTGACTGTCTGCAGGCGTTCCCAGTTAATCTGGGCTGACCAGCGAGCACCAGTAGTAAATTTGAAGGTTCCATCATAAGCAACAAAGAAGTTTGCCAAGTTAATAGAACCCAAATTACAGGATTCGTTAGCTAGCAAAGGCTGCTCTCCACATGGATTCGTGGCAATCATCTCCCCGTAAGTATCTATCACATGATTGTCAGTGTTTACCTGGTCAAAGAAAATCATGCCAGGTTCGCCGTTACGCCACGCGCCAGCGACAATCTTGTCAAACACCTCACGCGCATTAAGACGCCCAACTACTTGATTGTTGGTTGGGTTAATCAAATCATAGTCGATGCCTGCGGACACACATTCCATCCAATGGGAATCCACTCCAATGGAAATGTTGAAATTATGAATCTCCCCTTCAACAGTCTTGCAGGTAATGAAGTCTAAAATATCAGGATGATAGATTGACATGACTGCCATGTTCGCACCATCGCGCTTACCACCCTGGGTAATCATTGAGGAAACTCTTGAGAGTGTCTTCAGGACTTCGATTGGCCCACAGGCGATTCCATGGGTTGTTTTAATGCTATCGCCACGAGGGCGAATCTTGGACAATGAAAAGCCGGTACCACCACCAAACTTTTGCACCATCGCTGCATCATGACATGCCTTCATAATGCCCTCCATGGAGTCTTCTAGGGGCAGCACAAAACAGGCGGACAGGGTGCCTTGCTCTGTTCCGGCATTCATTAATGTCGGAGAATTAGGTAGAAATTCCATGTTCTTCATCATAGTAAAGAACTCATTTTCTAATAATTCAAGTTCGACTGGCAACGTTAGGAGGTCTCCCTCTGGTGCTGCTATGGCTTTGGCTACCCTGCGGAGCAATTCCGTGGGAGTTTCAACCACTTCATTATCCGAATTTCGCAATAGGTACCGATGTTTCAAAACAATATTAGCTTGCTCAGACAGAGAAACACCATCTTCTTGTTGCGCTATTGTGGTTGTCATACTCTACGTCCCTCCCCCCAAATCATTTTCGATATCCGCAATAAATACATAGCCCGCGTTCTGCTACCCAAAAAGAAGGGGCACAAACAAACTCCTTACACTGTGGGTTTGGGGCAGACTCGGCTCTCTCCACTTCATTTACAGGTTGCATCTGCAGTGGGTTCGGTTGTGGTTCTTCAGTATAGTTGGTTCCCTTTTGGTCGTCAAGACTGACCTTGCGACTCTCGGGACTCTCCCCTGGGCTGACTGCGTTAAACCAATCAACTGCGCTCCCTAAATCAACAAACTTATAGGCTGTGTCATGAACTGCTTGTAAGGCCATCGCAATAGAGAAGAAGGCGTCTCCGTGCCCCAGCGGGGTGTCAGGTGCCTTCAACTCATTACTCACTGATAAGATTTGTTGCTTCTGGCGCTCATCTCTAATTAGTTTGAAGACGCCAGAATGAACTGCTTTTTCAAAGACTTGGGCCATTGTGTTCTTAGTTTTACGGGAGAAGTTCATTGACCGCCAGCGGGTGTCTAACCCTCGGTCTTCGAGTTCTCCACGCGTATTATCCACATAACCGGACGTCAGGTTGAAGTTCTCCGCTACATCGTTAAGGTATTCAATCTGGTCGGAGTAGTTCCACCCCTCTAAGAAAGATTGGTGGATTTGGTCTATGTGCTCTCCGCGTTTGCGAAACAAGACTAAGTGGGATGGATGGCGCTTCTTGCCGACATCAAAGCCACCAAACACTTGGTCACCAACTTCAAGGTCTGTAAATTCTTTGGCGGCAGGAGCCGACCGTAAAGAAGCGTCTTCGCACTTAGTTATATCGTCTTCATCAAAATAAGCCTCAGTAGAGAAATGAGGAACCAACATGAACTCTGACGCAAAGGATTTGGGTCTTGCTTTCTGTTGTTGAAGTAGCCACTCCTCACTGTATAGCTCAGGTAGTAAAACACGTCGTCCAGGTACCGGGTCGAGTGCAGGCAGCACCCTAGACTTAAATCGGCTGTCTTCCTGAAGCTTTGAGAGTAGGTCTCCTGGCATCATCGGAGTCCCCAGAACAATCACAGGCACCCCAATCAAGGGAATGAACATACTCTCTGTCATGAAGTGGTCTTCAACTTTAGTGATTTGACTTATGTTGAGTGGGTTCTCAGGGTCACGCAGCACATCGTCAGCAATCAAAGCACCATTGACATGCATACCACGTTTAAATGAGAACAGACCACCATGCATAATTTCCATGGGCTTTTTGTTAACGTGCCACCGAGCAGAGAAATCTGCTTTAGGATTCCTACTCTCCATTAATTGGGAAAGAACGGGATTCCGACTGACAGCTTTATTAATTTCAGAGATATGGTATCTCGCCATCCCATCACTATACGATAAGTACAGAACAGAACAATCTCTAGGTGCTGTTAATAGACGCCACACGCTGAAAGCATGTCCAAGAAG